CCCTATAAAAGGTTAGTAGTTAATTTTGAAACTAAAAAAGATGTAGATAAATTTTTTAAATTAATAAAACAAGAATATACTGACAAAACTAGATATATTAATATCCCGTATAGACCTAAACAAATTTTAAGAGATAAAGGATATGAATCAAAGGAATAGGTTTGTACACAAAAATTTTAATTTTATTGTCAGAAAAAAAACATCAGATAGTTTTATTGTAAAAGAAGTTTTAGGCGGTGCATACCGAAAATTAAATATTTATCCAACTGATATTTGCCTTGATATTGGTTTAAATATTGGTGTTTTTTCTATAATGGCATCAAAAAAATGTAAACTTATATATGGATTTGAACCAGATAAAGAAAATTTCGAAATTGCACATAAAAATTTACAGATCAATAATTGTATGAATGTAAAAATTTTTGAAAAAGCAATCGTAGGAAATAATGACAAAACAAGAAATTTTTCAATTAACGTTAAAAGAAATAAAGGCGCACATTCTTTAATTTCAAAAAGGGGACGAGATAGTATTTTGGTTAAATGTATAAATATAAATAATGTAATAAATGAATACAAACCAACAATAATGAAAATTGATTGTGAGGGTGGCGAATATGAAATTATTAAATCCATAGGAGATTATAGTTGTTTTAGGGAAATAATATTGGAATTTCACCATGCGCATTTAAACGATATATTAACAAAAGAAAAATATTTTGAAATTGTTGATTTATTAAAAACAAAATTTAAAAATGTAAATTTTCGACCAGAAACAAAAGGTGCTTGGGTTACAAATATTTATTGCTTTAATGAATAAACCTAAATTTCCTCTATATATTCCATCAAAAGGAAGATTTAAACAGCGATTAACAGTTAAAGCATTGGAAGAAATGAAAATACCCTATACTGTTATTGTTGAAGAACAGGAATACAAGGACTACGTTTCTGTTATTAATAAAAAAAACATTTTAGTATTAGATAAAACTTATCAGAAGAATTATGATACTTGCGATAATTTAGGAGATACTAAAAGTAAGGGGCCAGGGGCAGCTAGAAATTTTGCTTGGGAACATTCCATCAACAATAATCATAAATGGCATTGGGTCATGGACGATAATATAGCTTATTTTGCACGATTTAATCGCAATTTAAGGATTAGGTGTTATGACGGTACTCCGTTTAAAGTTATGGAAGATTTTACTTTACGTTATAAAAATGTAGCTATGTCAGGCCCATCTTACCTAATGTTTGTAACTGATAGAGATGCACCTCGTTATCCGCCTTTCACAGTGAATACTAGGATTTATTCTTGTAATTTAATTCGCAATGATATTCCTTTTCGTTGGAGAGGTAGGTATAATGAAGATACCGATATATCTTTAAGAATATTAAAGGCTGGGTGGTGTACCATTCAATTCAATGCTTTTTTGCAACACAAAACAAATACTCAAGCTATGAAAGGGGGGAATACAGATGATTTTTACCTTAAAGAAGGCACCATTCCTAAAACAAAAATGCAAATTCAATTACACCCTGATGTTTCTAAAGCTGTTTGGAGATTCGGTAGGGTACATCATTACGTTGATTATAGTAAGTTTAAAAAAGAAAATAGACTAATCCTTAAAGATAAATTAAAGATTAGTAGTAAGCCTAATGAATATGGTTTGACCTTAATTAAAAAATAGTTAAAAAGGACATAATGGCACGACCTAAAGCAATTATAGATACAGAAGCAATTAAGAAATTAGCACAACTACATTGTACTTTTGACGAAATTGCACAATTTTGTAATGTTTCTACAAAGACTTTACAGAGGCGTTTTGTCCACACTATAAAAAAGGGGCGTGAGATGGGCAAAATTAGTTTAAGGAGAGCTCAATTTGAAAAGGCTTTAAGCGGTAATGTAGTAATGCAAATATGGTTAGGTAAACAACATTTAGATCAAAGAGATAGACAGGAGATTACAAGTCTCCACGAACCTTTGCCTTTAATCATAGAGGGTAAAAGTGGTTGATAGTATTTTAGCTTTTATTGAGAAGTGGTCATCAAAAATTAATGTATGGGCTTGGGATTTAAGGTGGAAAGATAGGAAAGATACTACCCACGCAGAATGGATTAAAGGATACAATAAATGGAAAGCCCAAAAACCTACGAACAATTAAAAAGTCAAAACAATGTATTATCTATAACAGTTAAAAAGTTAAGTGAGTTTTTAGCTAATGCTAAAAAAACTATTAAAGAACGTGATGATAGAATGGCTGAATTATTAGAACAAGAGAATGCTCATCAAAAATTAAATGGTAAAATGCAATTAAGAATTACTGAATTAGAACAAGAAACGTCAGAAACTAAAATAGACAATAAAAAACAAACTGATCGAATTAATGATTACCTCGATCAAATTAAAAAAATGAATGATACAGTTAATCAGTTAAGAAAAAGCGGAGCTTTATGACTGATAAAGAAATATTTAAAGGGGTTACCTACCACTCTCTTGATAAACAAATTGATGGCACTCATTACAAAGGATTTAAAATTGAACCAGCACAATTTATTTCAGAAAACAATTTAGAATGGGCAGAGGGGGAAGCTATCAAATATATTTGCCGACACAAATTAAAAGGGAAAGAAAAAAGTTTAAGAAAAGCAATTCATTGTATTGAGATAATTATTGAAAGGGATTATAGCTAATGAATGAAATTTGTTTTAATAATTTGGGTATGTACTTTTTTAGAAGGTAAGGCATGCCTAACCCCCCAACAATATCCTTTAATATACGACAGTTGGTATGAATGTAATCGCGATGCACTTAAAAAATCCAGTATTCTTTTAAGTAAAATGGGGTATAAATATGTTAATGATAATAAAATTGGGATTAAATATCATTGTAAAACTATTGAAACACGTTCTTCTTAATGTTTAATGAAGCTGAATTTAACTAAACCTCAATTAGATGTATTCAAAGCAAAACAGCGATTCAAAATATTAATAAGCGGTAGGCGATTTGGCAAAACCTTTTTAGCCATTGCCGAAATAATGAAATATGCCAGTCAAATTAATAAAAAGATATGGTATGTGGCTCCAACCTATAAACAAGCTAAAACAATTTGTTGGTCAGATTTAAAGGCGTTATTAAGTAAGTTTAATTGGATTGATGATATTAACGAAAGTGATTTACATATTACAATCAAACAAACAGGATCTCAAATATGGCTAAAGGGTGCTGATAATTATGATAATTTAAGAGGTGTTGGTGTAGATTTTTTATGCCTTGATGAGTTTGCTGATATACCTCCTAAAGCATGGTATGAAGTATTAAGAGCAAGTATAGCAGATAGATTAGGCAACGTTTTATTTTTAGGAACTCCTAGGGGTTTCGGTAATTGGGCTTACGAACTCTTTTTAAAAGATCAAACAGATAAAAAATGGAAATCTTTTAAATACACTACATTAGAGGGAGGTATAGTTACTAAAGACGAAATAGAACAGGCTAAAAAAGATTTAGATATAAGAACTTTTAGGCAAGAATACCAAGCTAGTTTCGAACAATATGCTGGTGTTATTTATTATAACTTTGATCCTATTGAGAATATTCAAGTTAAAACTAAAATAAGTAAAAAATATCCTATTCATATAGGTTTGGATTTTAATATTGATCCTATGAGTGCTTGTGTTTGTCAGCTTATTGATAATAAACTTCATTTTTTTGAGGAGATTATTATTTACTCATCTAATACAGATGAAATAGCAAAAGAGATTAGTGAAAAATACAGAGGTTGGAAGATATTTGTTTATCCTGATCCAGCTTGTAGGCAAAGAAAAACAAGTGCTGGAGGTAAAACGGATTTAAGTATATTACAAAATTATGGTTTTATATGTAAATTGAGAGGAAGGCATACGCAAGTTAGAGATAGAATCAATGCAGTTAATTCAAAATTAAAAAATGCTAAAGGTATTCGGCACATTTTCATTGATCCTACTTGTAAAATAATGATAAAAGGATTACAAAGACAATTATACAAAGAAGGAACAAATATACCTGATAAAGCAAATGGACTGGATCACATGAATGACGCATTAGGATATTTGGTTGACTTTTTATATCCTATAAGATCAGAAGTAAAAATAGAAGATATAGGTAGATGGAGAATTTTAGAACATGGCATATAGTTTCCAAGAAATAATTAGAACCCACCAAGATTATGACGACCACCACAATCAATGGTCTTATTTTATCAGAAGTTATTTAGGGGGTATAGAATATAAAAACGGAAGTTATTTACATAGATACGCATTAGAATTAGATTTAGAATATGCTAAACGAGTTAATAATACTGCGTTAGATAATCATTGCCGTAATGTAGTTCAGATTTATTCTTCATTCTTATTTAGAGTTCCAGCAACAAGAGAATTAGGTAGTTTAAAGGAAGAACCATCAATTGATAATTTTATAAAAGATTGTGATTTAGAGGGAAACTCATTTGAATCTCAAATTAAACAAGCACAAATTTATGCTTCAATATATGGAAGTTGTTGGTTAATCCTAGATAAACCCTCTACTAACCTTAATACTAGAGCAGATGAGCTTCAACAAGATATACGCCCTTATTTAACACTCGTCACTCCTGAAAATGTTTTGGATTGGAATTTTAAAAGAGAATTGAATGGTAAATATTCTTTAGATTTTTTAAAGGTTCGTGAGGAGGTAGATAAAAGAGGAGGTGTTTATTATAGGATATGGACTCCT